TTGTAGCTTCTAGCAGCAAAATAAACATTCTTTGCTACATTCGCACCAGGATTCATAAACTTGGGTTGATCTGGTAGCCATTCTCCAAAAGGTAATTGCATTATTTCCCCTAACTATTATTTGATATAACGGTTGTTCTATCTACAAAAGGTGAACCCACTGTAACATCNGATCTAGCCTGTAAAGGTGTTCCACTCCATGTATCTTCTTTNTCGTTTCTTTCCAGTCGTTCCATGCTAGTTGCATAAAGCTGAGACCAGTTTTGTAATTTAGAGGGTTCAATGCCGCCTAAAAAATTAGCNGCATGATAAAGCGATCCATATAAATAAATACCTGGATGGCTAGTTAAAATATAATTAGTCGTTGTTGAATCTGATAAAGCATCTATCGCTTTATAATAATTAATGGTTGCGGTATATAGGTTCCGTCTGGTGTGGGTGCAAATCTAAAATTATCTCCCAGTATCGTATAAGTATTGGGTCTTCCAGAGGTACTACCCCCCTTCGTTTGATCCATTTGCGTTGGAGCCATATACGTTAAGGAATATTTAGCCGATCCAGAAACAATAAAAAAATCCCTGACTTGTAAAAATCCTGTGGGTAATGCTTCCAGTTCTGAATCTATTGTAAAAGAAGTATCGGAAGTAAGCATCTTTCTAATTCTAAATTTAGAATTATATTCCGCTTCAACCAGTTTAATAAAATCATCAGAAATCTCATCAGTTAAATCAGAACGATTTAGCCAGTTCGCTATGGATGTTTTTAATTCTGCGTAAGTTGATAGTGCCATTATATGCTCCTTCTTAATCTTCTTAGTGTTAAGGCTAGTCTAGCCCTTCTTCCTAACTTACCGCCTTTCTTGGCAGCCGCCTGTAGTTTCTTTAGGGGAATCTTTTGTCCTTTTTTAATCTTTAAAGATTTCCTTAAAGCTCCAGGCTTTTTAATTGCTTTTTGAATCCAATTCTTTGTAGCCATTATATATTTCCTGGTGCAGTTTTAAAGTATTGATATTCGTTGCTATTCAATTTCTTTTTTAAAATTTTGTTTTGAGTTTCTTTCGGAATACGATACCAGTTGTTATCACCAGTTTCTTCCTTCGCCCAGATTTGTAATGCTAAAGTAGGAATAGAGGCTACCCTTTTCCATGCCCTGCTTTTAGAATAGCCATCGTTATGATTATAAAGTTCTTTGTTGTGTTTAAGGTGGGGATTAATGTTCTGTTCGTCTATAATACCCACTTCACCACCATTCTCCATTTCTTCTTTAACAAAAGTGGTTTTGTTTAAACCATCAACCTGTGTTTCTTTTTTCATTTAACCTTGNCCTCTAGTTTTTTTTCTTTTTGGTATGCGTTTGCTATATGCNTTNGCATGACGGCCTGGTCTTTTTCTCCTAGTTTNTTTTACATGAACATACCCATAAGACCTGGGTTTAGTCATTAAGACATTTCAGTAGCGTAACAATCACCAGTACCAATAGCAGCAAATTTAACTCCCTGCTCAGGAACTTTAAGTATTTCTACTGTAGCAGCAGGAATATATAAGTCTGTNGCAGCAGCCGTAGGCGTTGCAGCAAAAGCTATATTCATAGCAGCCGTTGCAACAATTCTTACAAATACTGTATCTGCATTAAAAGCGGTTGATGATGCAGCACTTGATCCTGATGGCGATACTTTGTGCGTTGTGCCTGGAGCTAATCCATAATTATAAGCCATTTATTTTTTTCTCCTATTTAATTTTAGAGGGTGGAAAAACCGCTAGGTCAGAGCCACCCCCAATTTTGTTTATACTATTTTCAAATAACAAATACTATCTTCTAATAATAAATGTTACGACACATTCACAAGCTGTAGCAGATGCACCATCAGTAATCATTTCGATAGTACCGTCTTCTGAAACTGTATTTAAAGCAGTTGGCTCAGATGTATCTACATCTCCAGCCGCAGACCCAGACTGGGTAACTGTTATTGCAGAGCCAGTCATAGCCACTCCACCAATTTCCCAAGTCAATGCTGCGTCAGCCGTTGTAATCGCATTTTTAATTGAAGTAATAATTTTAATAACCCTTCCACCATCAGGAACAGGAACAAAAGTTGATCCTGCTGTACTAATAGTAGTAATTTTTGAGGTTACAAAATAATCGTTTAATGTTCTCATTATTTATCTCCATCGTTCCGCCCATAATCCAATCTCAGGGCTTCAATGTTAATATAAATGCAAGGGGAGCAGATTTTTTAGATTACTCCCCTCACACTGTTAAGTATTACGAAGTAGTTAAGTCTGTAACCAGTCCGCTTGATAGTTCATTCTTCGCTTCAAGAGTATATTCAACTACCAAAAATCTTTGATCTGCATCAGCAGTCTGTGCAGGATTTTGGAGTTTGAAATCTCTCAAGAACGACACTGCCCAGAAATCCATTTCTAGTAAGTGAACATCCTGTCCTCTTTTAGCAGAAGTTGAATTAGCTTTTCTAATCCAACGATTCGGAATAACTTGCATTGTTCCGAAGTCAGATTCGTAAACATCAATAGAAGTCATAAGTCTTTTATCTTCTGCTTTGTCGAATCTAGTTGCTCCACCTGTAAAGAAGGATAGTTTTTGTTTATTAAAGCCATTAAGCATAATGACATTAGGGTTTCCGCCACTGTCCCAAGTAGTCTTCAAAGTTGATCGCAGTAAAGTTTCTGTGAAAGCCCTTTGAGTTCCATCTGTTCTAATAGCACCACCACCAGATCCAGAACCGCCAGTTCCAGCAGAGACGTTAGTTGAATACCAAGTTGGTAATCCTCCTAAATATCTTGTTGGTGAACCTGAAGTTCCAGCNGCAGCNGCCACATTAGCTAAAAGAGCATTTTCCATATCTCTTTTTAGTTCTTTTGCNGATTTTGCTACCTGGTATGCTAACTCAGTATTTCTACCAGCTAAATTCAAAGAGTCATCTGTTCCAGACACTTGACAAGCTTTTGAAGAAATTTGAGTATAGTTGCTGACTTTGGTAGATGAAGTAAGCGTAGGATATGAAATCGTAGCTCCTTCAGCTTTCGCATTAGCAGCCACAGCAGTCAGAGTATCTGTTTGCCATGAGTGTGTAGTGTTAGTCGCTTTGTTCTTACCAACGCCTGACATAAAAGGGGTATCTGACGGTGAGATATTATAAATAATATCAGCCAAATCTTCCCTCTTACCTTTTGTATCATAAGATAATAATACAGCCATTTGTTTTCTCCTTGTTGGTTGTTACATATATTTTGCCAAAAGATCAACGGCATCTCTAGGATTACCGCTTTTCTTCAGACGATTAATTTTATCCAACCTCATTTGACTCATTTTTTCATCTTNATNAACTTTAACGCCTGGCTTGACCACTTGAGTAGGTTTAACAATTTTTTTAGCCAAATTTGGTTTCGGCCTATTNATATTGTTNCGATGACTCATGCCATCTAAAACCACATCAAATATACGACTATCATAAATACCAGCGATTTCTTTGTCGTTGAAACCTCTTTGTACCATGTAGTTTCGCAAATTAGTTTGTAAGGTAGCTCCTTTAACAGGATCACCAAAATCAGGATGTTTTAATCTCACCTTCATTTGTTCTTCCCTTAAAACACTTTGAAACTGCTCATGTTGTTGAGTTCTTAGCTTTCTTTGAGCTTGTGCGATTGTTTCTTTTCTTCGCCTTATTTTTCTCTCAATTTTCGCAGCTTCATTTGGGTCTTCATCAAATAGCTTGTCTAATTCTTTTGAATTAAGTTCGCTACTTGCTTCAGCGTTTAAAGTCGCTGTCAGATTATTCAAATTTTCTAACTTGGTTGAATAGTCTTTTGTAAGACGATCTTTGTCAGAAGTTAATTGTCTTTTTTCAATAGCCAATTCTTCTGTCTTGCGTCTATAGTCGGCATCTTTTTGATAACCTGCTTTTAGTTCATCAAGGTTTACATCAATCTTTTCACCATTTACTGTGACTTGGTAAAGACTGGTATCTTGAGTTTCTTCAGCGTTTTCCGCTTCGGATGCTTTTACTTGATCTTCAACTTTCTGAACTGTTTCTTCAGATTGAGTTTTGGATTGTGGTTGTTCTTCAGTTTTTGTTTCGGTAGCTTCCTTAGTAGGTTTGGCTTCCTCTGTTTTTTTCTCTTGAACAACCTTGTCTGCTTTTACTTCTTGAGTTTGTTTAGTTGTCGGTTCGTTAATCTTACCCTGATCTAACAATGACTCAACCGCACCAGCAGCACCTTCAACTGTCCTTGTGGACAGTAATGGATTTACGTCAGACATAAATGTCCTCCTGTGTTTAAGCTCCCTGATTTGGGTTGGCTTATTCTAACCTTGATGATTAGAATTTCTTTTCTTTAGATTTCTGGAAGTCATCAATTTGTTTTTCTGCTAACTTTCCAGTTTCAAGAATTTCTTTAAAATGTTGCTCTACCTTTTTTAAAACTTGATAGGCTAACCAATATTTTTCTCTGGCCTCAGATTCTCTAACCGCAGTCCTATCCAGCAGAGCTTCTGAATAAATTTTTTTAAGTTCCTTAAACGAATCTTGAAAAAGTTTATTCTGTAATATCTGTTTGGCTTGAGATGATCTGCTCAATTCCTTGAGCCGCTTGTCTTGGTCTTTGCTGTCCATTTATATTTTCAAAACGCTTGGTGAACATACTAGCACTTTTTTCTGCCTGTTCAAGGTTTTTCGATCCATGAGCAATAATCACCCTGTCTAATTCTGCATCGGCTTTTATTTTGGTCGTATCTAATTGAGTATTATATTTTAAAGACATATCTTTAATTTTTGCTTCAAAGTCTAATAGGTCGGCTTGATGATCTAATTGAGCTTCCTTGCTACGCAAGTCCAGATCAGCAAGTTTTCTCTTGTTTTCTGAGTCAATTCTAGCCATTTCAATTTTCTCTATTGGAGAAATTGGTGGAGGAGGTGGAGGTGTTACCATTTGTTGTCCCTTGATAGGATCAACAAAATAACTTTCCACTGTTTGTAATCCAGCATTTTCGACCATCTTGGATAAGGTGTTATACATATTTTTCATCGTTACCATTGGATAGTCCCTTTTTCCTTGAAGTTCAAAAGCCTGAAGTTGTTTTTGTAAAATATTATTCAGCATCACCACTTGTTGTTCTTTTGTGCCTGTGCCTAATCCTACGGAAATTGAAATATTAAAACGGTCTTTCCATTCTGTCGGCAATACTGGGATATATTCATTATTGAGTTTAATAATTTTTTCTTTATCCTGATATTTAACCGAAAGGGCAAACATCTTTCTAAATAAATCCTTAACGCCTGTTTCAGCAAAAATTCTAACAATCAATTCAGAACGCATTTGCGTTTGATTAAGAATAGCATTAATGCCTGTTGCCGTTTTATTTAAACTTTCAGAATCTAATCCTTGATTATATTTAGTAACGCCAGTTCGTACTTCCCTGACTTGATCCAGGTATTCCAATAAAGGAAAAGCCTGTTGTGAAATCGGTTGAGCCTGTATCGGCTGCATCACCTGGTTCGGTGGTTGTTTCGTTCTAACAATTCCTCCAGGTCTAGTTGTAAGAATATCATCCATGTTCACCATACCATCCATGATCGCAACTCTGTTGTTGTTGGTTAGATACATATTATCCAACAGTTGTCTCATCACTGTGGATTTCATTAACTGGATGTCTTCTACTAATTCAGCCACAGACCTTCCATAAAATCTATGCGGCATTGGAATCGGTGTAACCGAAACAAAAGGAATTTGATCGCATGGCATATTTTCTAAAATATAATAACCTGATGATCCAACCGAAACGACCTTTCTTAATTCGGCAATACCATCGCCATCATAATCATAACGAATATAATTTTCATAAATTTGAATTTTTTGTGTAGAAGGATCGTTGGAGGTATCGTAAGGATAGTCTTCAATATTTCTAAATCTTGCTAATTTTTCCATATTGATAATGGTTGCATCGGAAGTTGGTAAATTATAAACTTCGTCTTTGTCATAACCCATTTCAACTAATTGAGTTCTGCTCATTTCAACCCTGTGAGCTACATACAAAGCATCCTCTAGTTTAACCGCATCCTTATCAATTAAAAATTCTTCTGGTGGAATAGACTCTACTTTAATCTTACCTTTTTTAGATATTCGTTTAATTCGACAATCATGGAGTTTAGGCAAAGGAATATCTATATCCATACCTTGTGCTTCCAGTTGATCTTCAAA